GTTGTTATCACCAGTAGTTAAAGCAGTACCAGCTTCATCACCTACAACCGTATTATAGTTACCGCCAGAAGCAATGCTGTTACCTGCGTTTACACCTGCACGGAAGTTGGATGTACCTGCGGACAGTGTTTTTAAATCATCGCCTGTAGACACCGCAAGATCAGTCCCACCAGTCGTGTTGCCGTTAGCCAGTATCTCGGCAAGCGTATCAACCGTTCCAACCTGACTATCTACATACGCCTTAATTGATTGTTGTGTAGACAATGCAGTGGCGCTGTTAGAGGCCATGTTGTCTTCGTCAAGAATCGCAGTCACTGACACGCTGCCCAAGCGAAGCCCATCAAAGTACGCATTGTTAAAGACGTTCGCCGCTACCGCGCCAGAACCCGCACCGTTAAAAAATACAACCGCAGTCGTTCCCGCAGGAACTTCGTAGTCATTTGATGCGTTATATGTGCCTTGGAAAAGCAGTATGCTGCGCGAACCAGACAGGTTATTGCGCACATAAATAATCTTTTCCGCATCATTCGGGGTAAGCTGCACATACACCGTGCCGCCAATATCCCCACTATCCCCAAAAATAACCAAGCGATTGCGCCCGTTAGAAGCTGCGCCATCGCTAACTGGGAGTGTGTTGGGAGAACCTGTTGATCCCGTAGCACTTAGAGTTACAGATACCTGACCGTCAAGCGCGGTATCCAGCAATTCAAAGTTCGTGTTCGTTGTATCACCCCATGTACCAGACTGTTCGCCTGTGCCGATGAGTTCGATACCGTTATTTAGTGTATATGTACTAGGCATGTTTTTATCCTATGCTGCTTTTCGGGTCCATCCGGGGGATTGCGAAGGATTTTCGCCCGACCATCCGGGGGATTGTGTTGGTTGTTCAGGAGTATAACTCGGATTTTGATTTGGAACAATAGTTCCCCAAACCAAAGGTGTTCCCACCTCTCCTGTGGCGGCAACGCCAGTGACAGACACGTTTGCATCTGCGGTGGTTGTAACAGTGCCAACAACAGAGGTTCCTGCAACGCCAGTGACATTTACAAAAGTTTTTACTTCGACAGTTACTGAACCGACAGAACCTGTCGCGTTAAGGCCAGTAACAGGAGCATTTGCATCTGCGGTTGTAGTGACGGAACCAACAGAACCTGTCGCGTTAAGGCCAGTAACAGGAGCATTTGCGTCCGCAGTAACTGTAACAGAACCAACGTTTCCAGTGCTAGTTATGCCTGTAGGTGTAACGTTAGCTTTACCTGTAACAGTAACACCATCCACAGAACCTGTGGCCGCAAGCCCCGTGACACTTACATTTGCTTCAGCAACTACAGTAACGCTACCAACGGAACTTGTAGCTTCAAGCCCCGTAACGGGCACATTTGCCTCTGCTACAACTGTAACAGAACCAACCTGACCTGTAGCTCCAATATTGGTGACAGAACCTTCGTCCCAAGCAAGTTGACCCCACGTTCCTCGACCCCAACCCGTGAAGGGGACGACAACGTCTGACATTACGCTATCCTAATAATAGCGTTACTTGCGTCCGCTGTTGGAAATACAATGGTAAAATCGCCTGCGGTAGACGTTTTGTCGGCACCAAAGTCTAGCACCACAACCGAGGGGTCGCCAGATGCGCTATCGTTAAAAATTAACGCTCCACGGGCGGTTATGGTCGCCGTACTAAATGTAAGGTCCGCAAAGTCTGTAAACGCTGTTGTGCTGCTTGTAGTCGGGTCAACGCGGGTAAGAGCCGCACCTTTTGCTGTGTATCCTGTACCAGACACTTCGTTCGAAGAGGTGTATGCTGTAGTTGCCGCAGTGAAAGATGCACTATTGGTATAAAGTGCAAGATTAAAGGTGCTACCACCTGAGTTTTTAAAATTGTGAACAGCCTCAAGAAGCTCCTTCTTAAAGCTGGTGCACATGAAGTTACCTGAAAAGGCCATGTCACATTCTCCTTATAAGTTCAGCAAGCTCGGGATGTCCTGCATCATTGATTGCGTTATACACCGTAGTTCTATCACTTTTAACTGCTTCCCGTAAATAAAACTCTACGAGCTTAACAATCCGCTTTTTAAACGCATGTGCTTGCGCCTGTATTGCTGGATGCGCTTCCTCAGACACAGAAATAATTTTATCTGCGCACCGTTCTGCGACTTCTTCAGGAGAAAATCCCCGGCCTTGAGTGGTGTGTACCTCAACGCCAAAATCGTTTGTAATCTCTAATTGCGGTATCATGATCGAGGTTTCCTAATCGTACCATATCGGTATTCGTCGATTGTTTCTTGCGCCTCGCCCAAATTCTTCAAGCGAGAAATGCCTTCCATATACCGCTGGTTATACATCTGCATAAGATTTGGGTCGCCCTTCATAAACGTGTACGCCTCGATTAACGAAGCATATAGTAAAGAAATCTCAGCATTTATACTCAACCAACTGGTTCCGCTATCCGCTCCCGCCGTTATCGAAGTTGGTCGATACAAATAGTGTATGTCCACAGTGTAGTTAGCGTCAGGAGTTGGAGCCAAAATAAAGTTATCAACGTCAAATTGTGCGTAGTATTTCGGCTGTCCCGTTGTCGTTGGGTCCGGGGTGTATGTCTGGACAAAGTCTAAATCCTTAAACAATAAAAATTCTGCATCACCGCTTACATCAATACTCAACGAAAAGGGAGCAAGAAAATCAGACGGCGCAGCCAAGTATTGATTGCCAGTGGTCATGGTGCCAAACTGGTTTTTCTGGAACAGATTTAACTGCACACTTTTTAGTATGCGCTCTTCCGACAGCCGAATAAACAACGGTAAGTTATTTACAAACGTTGTCTCATCGTTTTCCGTGTAGTCCTGAATGGCCTGCTTCAGTTCACCATATGTCATCGTCATGTTGTCACCGTCACTGTGCCCACTGAACCTATAGCCACCAAGTTATTGGGAGGCGAAAGACCCTCAATCTCGTTAAACCCTACAGGATTCCACCCATATTGTGTAGCCCTTTGCTCGGACAACCCGCCTTCCGGGCGAGGATTACGCAACGCTTGCGGATCCGGAGACGCCTTCGGAGGAAACAATTGAGGATGCTTAGGCTCAAACTCATCCGGGCCAACCTTCGCACCTGTCCACTCCACCTTCATTTCTCGAAGACGGTAACGACGGCCCGATCTGTCCGATATTCCCCATGCGTGTTTGCCCGAAGCGTATGCCATTATACCCTCAGATATTGAATACTAGGCTGCAACTTCAACGGAACACGATCCTCGTCTTCATCCGCTGCACGTTGGAACTCTTCCTCATACACAGACTTTAAAAGCTGGAGCCTGTCTGGAGATCGTTTCATCGCAATGTAATAAGCCAGACCCGCAACCATACAAGGGTAAAACCTAAAGGGCATGTCAGTGGTGTTGACCAGAGTATCTGCGTCCTCAATCCGCTGCACATAGTAGTAAATGATTTGATCCGTAGAGTTCTCCGGAACAGCCCAAAGATTAATTACAGGGCTAATCTGGCGATTAAACCAAAACTGGCTGGGACGACCCTGCGTAGTTTTGTTAGGAAGAGTAACGTAATCGCCCCGACTAATCCGCTCCACCTCATAATCAGTGTTACCCCGACGAAGCACAATTTCCAACACATCAACAACATCAGGCAACAACGTTTCCTGAGCCTGACCTTGGGTAAGGGTTATCGTGCCCTGCTCCACAGTCCACATGTTAATGCCACGATTTGCCCATTCAGCAAACATCAGGTTCAAAGACCGACGCGCCGTCCGAGCATCATAACCAGTGCGAACCTCCAGCCCGCACCGCTCAAACGCCTCCTCGATTATCTCACCGACATCGAGGTTAAAATCTCTTGAACCTGAAGTAGCCATCTATCAACTCATGTTATTATTGGTTTTTGGTTAGTCTTTGTCATGACACAACCGCCATTTGCGTAACCATTAACCTTACCGCCGCGCATCATCTTTACCTCGCCGCCGCGCATCATACCGACACGACCGCCGCGCATCATTTTACCAACGCCATCAGCAGCGTAATCAGGGACCATTTTTCCCTGCTTGTTCTTAACCATGTTTAATTTACCCGGCATTTTACTGTCTCCTGTT